GATGAGAACGTGTGGACGTACGCGGGTGAGGCGTCGGTGGTTGACGCCCCGTACGTGGTTCACGACTTGTTCGGGGAGTTCACCGAAACGATTCGTGAGGGTGCGTTCAAACGGACGTTGGGGAACGATCCGTTGGTGTCGTTCGTGTGGATGCATGATATGGGGACTGTGATGGCCCAAACCCGGGGGAAGGGTTTGGTGCTCGGCGCTGATCCGCACCTGTCTGTGTCGGCGGATGTGCAACGGTCCGACCCTGACGCGCAACGCCTTGAGGCGAAGTCGCGTGCGGGGCTCGCGTCTGCGATGTCGTTCGCGTTTCGGGTGACGGACCAAACCTGGAACGACGATTACACGGAACGTGACATTCTTGCCGTCGAACTTCATGGCGGTGACGTTTCCGCGATTGCTACGGGTCATGGGGCGAACCCTGCGGCTGGTGGGCAGTTGCGTTCCATTCTTGACGTCGATGAGGTGATGCGCTTCCTTGAAGCCGCGTCTCTGGACGACGAGCAACGTTCTCGGCTCGGTGCTGCGATCACGTTCACCGACCCGGAAGACCCTGAGGTGCCACAGTCGATCCGCGAGGACTTCGCACGACTGTTCGCACTGATGGTTCCCTAGCGACGCTGGAACCTCTCTCGCCGTGTTGTAGCCCCCTTAGACGGGCAGACCGGGTGGGGGACGTCACCACCTCGCGCATCCGAACATCCGATGCGTGCTCCGCGCGCCCATTTCTAGGAGTGACAGTGGATCAGAACTATGTGAAGGGCCTTATGACTGAGCGCAACAGTGCTTGGGAACAGGCGAAGGGAATCCTCGACCGGTGTGTGACCGACAAGCGTGAACGGTCCGTCGAAGAGGACCAGATGTTTGAGCGTGCAAACGCTGACATCGAACGTCTCGGACATGAGATCAACGATTGGCAGTTGAACGAGCGTCAGCGCATCGATGGTGACGTTGCCCGTTCGGCGCTCGAAGGTCTTTCGCCTGCGGGTGAGGATGAGGCCCGTGGCCGTGCTCAGGCTGTTGGCCTGGCCGACTGGTTGCGTGGTGATGAGCGTGCCGGTGACAGCCCGTTCTTCGATCTCGACTTGAAGCCGGCGGCGAACCTGTTCCGCGCGATCCGTGCGGGTGCAGACGAGAAGGAAGCTCGGGCGATCTACACCGATGGTGGCGCTTCTGCCGGTTCGATTGTTGTGCCGGTCGGGTTCGAGCGGATGTTGTACCAGTTCATCGAGGCCAGTTCCACTATTCGTCGTCTCGCACGGGTGATCACCACCGATTCCGGTAACCCGATGTCCTTCCCGAAGGTCACGACGCACGGTGTCGGCACTCAGGTGATTGCGCAGGGGACGGTGATTGGTGGTACCGACCCGGTGTTTGGGACGATGCGTCTCGACGCCTTCAGGTACGGCCAGCTCGTCAAGGTGTCAACCGATGCGGTAGCCGACACGGGTTTCGACCTGCTCGGCTTCGTCGCGGAGAACATCGGTCGTGCGGTCGGTCGTATCACCGACACGGCGTACGTGACGGGTGGGGGTTCTGGTGCCCCGAACGGCGTCGTCACCGCAGCGTCGGTCGCGGTGACGACGGGTGGTACGCTCATCGCCCTTGGTGGTGGTGTCGCTACCCTCTTCACGGGTACCGGGGACCAGCTCATCGACCTTCAGTATTCGGTCGTGGACGAGTACCGGAACCGTGGCGTGTTCGTGATGAACGACGCCACCGCCGGGACGCTCCGCAAGATGAAGGACGGCAACCTCGGCACGATCGGTTCGTACGTCTGGACTCCGTCCTCCACGTTCGATTCGATCACTGGGCTTAGCACCCCGGACCGTATTTACGGTTCGCCGGTCTACACGGACGTGAACTTCGGTACGAACGGTTCGGCCGTGAAGCCCGTCCTGTTCGGAGACTTGAGTGCCTACTACATCCGTGACTCGGGGCCGTTCCGTCTGGAACGTTCCGACGAGCGGTACTTCGACACCGACGAGATCGGGTTCCGTGGCCTTCTCCGCACGGACGCCGACCTCATCGACACCGGTGCGATCAAGGTGCTTCAGCAGGCGGTCTAAGCCTGAGAGGTGGCGGCCCAGGGACCGCCGCGTGCCCCGCCTGGCTTCGGTCGGGCGGGGCACGCATTTCCCTGGACCACACCTTCTCCCTGGGAGGCGAGATGACCGAAACGCGAGTTAACAAAGACAACTTGGACTCCGAACTGAAGCGGATTCACCGCGAAGGCAAAGAACGAGTTGTGAGTGTGCGTGGCGACGGCCCCGAAGTGACTGTGATCACCGAGAAGGTCGCGCCCCGTCAGGAGACCCGGTAAGTGCGTCTCCTGCTGCACTCCAACGGGCCGAACACCCCTACGGGTTACGGCGTCCAAACTGCGCTTCTCGCGTCACGGTTGCGGGATGCAGGCCACGAAGTCGCGATTTCCGTCTACTACGGCCACCAAACCGGGCTTGGTAGCTGGGATGGCATTCCGCTCCTCCCCTGTTCCGGGGAGGCGTACGGCAACGACGTCCTCCACGACCACGCAATCCGGTGGTTCAACGGTGACCCGTTGGGCGGGTGGATCATCCCAATCATGGATGTGTTCGGCTTGTCGTCACCGGTGTTGCGTGAGTTCAACGTTGCGGCGTGGACGCCTGTCGACCATGAGCCGGCCCCGGTAGCGGTCACCGAGTTTTTCGCTAGGACAGACGCGGTACCAGTCGCGATGTCCCGGTTTGGGGAAAATCTCCTCCGCCAGAAGGGCCTCGACCCGAAATACGTGCCCCTCGCCGTCGACACGACGCTTTTCGCTCCGGTTGACGACGCGAAACGGATCGCCGGATTCGCTGACGATCAGTTCGTCGTGATGATGAACGGGATGAACAAGGGGGCGTACCCGTCACGTAAGGGTTTCCCTGAGGCGTTCATAGCGTTCGGCCAGTTCGCGAAACGTCACCCCGACGCGATCCTGCTAGTCCATTCGGAGCAGTGGGGACAGTACGCGAATGGGATCAATCTGATCGAGTTGGCGATGGCGTCCGGAATCGCGGAACATCAACTCAAGTTTTGTGACCAGTACGCCTACCGGTGCGGGTTCATCAGTCCTGAACAGCTTGCCACCGCGTATTCTGCTGCTGATGTGCTTCTCGCCCCTTCACGGGGGGAGGGGTTTTGTGTCCCACTGATCGAAGCGCAAGCGTGCGGTACGCCAGTCATCGTCTCCCGGTTTTCTGCCCAACCCGAATTGGTTGGTGCGGGCTGGACCGTGAGTGGCGAACGTGACTGGGACCCGGCGTTGCAAGCCTGGTACATGAAAGCTGACGTCCGTCAGATTATCGACGCGTTGGAACAGGCGTACGAAGAACGCGGTTCGGAAATCAACCGTGACGTGGCGATTGGGAAGGCACGCGAGTACGACGCCGACCTTGTGTTCGACCGGTATTGGAAGCCTCTTCTCGCGGAGATGGCTGGCGAGCCGGTCGAGTTGGACCGCCCGAAGATTCCGTCGCGTGACGGGGTGGCGGTCGTCGTCCCGGTGTTGTCCCGCCCTCAGAACGTCGCTCCGCTTGTCGATTCGTTCCGGTCGGCGTCGGGGCGTGGGGTAGCGAACCTGTATTTCGTGTGCGACGCCGTCGATGACGTCGAGATCGCCGCCGTGAAAGACGCCGGCGCCGACGTGATTGTCTACACGGCCGACAAGGCGGGGACGTACGCCCAGAAAGTCAACTGGGCGTTCGGGCAGACGTCAGAACCGTGGATTTTCGTTGCTGGCGACGACGTCCGGTTCCACAAGGGGTGGATTGACGCTGCCCGCGGTTTGTCCGACGAGTTCGATGTGATCGGCACGAACGATTCACTCACCGGTCGAGGCAACCCGAAGGTGGCGAACGGCAGCCACGCCGACCATTTCTTCGTCCGCCGTTCGTACGTCGACGAGTGCGGCGCCGCCCTCGATGGCGGCGTGTTCCATGAGGGGTACGGCCATTTCTACTCTGATGTCGAACTGGTCGAGCTCGCGAAGGCTCGTAGGGTGTTCACGCCGTGCCTCGCGTCGATGGTGGAACATCTCCACCCAGATATGGGGCTCGCCGAGCCTGACGACGTGTACCGGAAGGGTTGGTCGCAACGTGCGGCTGATGAAACGTTGTGGTTGCAGCGTCGGGCGTTTGTTGCTGCCCAGGCGCAGGGTCTCGGCCGGGTGCGGGGAACATGAAACGGATCGACACGTTCCCGTACTCCGGTGAGGCTGACATGCTCGAATGTCGGCTTACCGAACATGATGCGGTGATGGACCGCTTCGTTATCGTCGAAGCTGACGTTACCCACGGTGGCAACAAACCGAAGCCGTATCACTTCCTCGATCAGCGGGAACGGTTCGCCCCTTGGGCCGACCGGATCACCTACGTGCAGGCGACAGACCTTCCGACGGTGGAAGATGCGTGGGCGAGGGAACTTGCCCAACGGGAATGGGTGCGAGTCGGGCTAAAAGGGGATGTGGCCCCGGACGACATCGTGTTTCACGGTGACGTCGACGAAATTTTGACGGTGACGGCAGCCAGGTCGTTTACACCTGGGGGTCGTAACCCCGAGTTTGTGGTGTTCCCTCAACGGTTTCACCCGTTCGCTGTCGATTGGTTCCATCCCGAGGTGTGGGGTGGGACTGTCGCTGCCCGGTTTCGGTCGATCAAGTCTTTTTCGGATATGCGGAATCGACGTTTGTACCGGGCGGACCGGGCGTGGAATGGCGCTCCTCCGCATTGTGGATGGCATTTCTCGTGGGTGTCTGACGGGGTAAAATCGAAACAAGTGAAGATAGAGTCGTTTTGTCATCCTGAACTTAGTGACAACTGGCGTCCCCACCTTGCTGAGTGTTACGCGGCTGGACTGCATGTGGATGGCACGCCGCTCGTCGCGGTAGATGTTGACAGTTCGTGGCCCCGATGGATTGTGGAGGGCCACGCCCCCGCCGGATGGTTCCGTCCGCAAGGCCCCCGCCACGCGTTGCCTCCCGTGTGGGCGGTCGCCGCGTATGGGCCGCTCGACAAGGGTTACGAATACAGGTCGGCCCCCGAAGTCGAAGATGGTTGGGAACTTGTCGGCCATGCCGGTGACGGTGTCCTGATGATGCGTGCGTTCACCGATGGTTAGTTTCAAAGAGGAATGGTTCTCCGACGCTTCGGTGCGGGCGTTGGTCAAGTTGTTCAACCGGACCCGCCGTCTCGACGGTCGTATCGTCGAAGTCGGTTGTTGGGAAGGCCGTTCGACATGCCATCTGATCAACACCGCCTGGCCGTACAACGTCCAAGCTGTCGATACGTGGGCAGGGTCGCCCGGCGAAATTTCGCGTGATCTTGCTACTACCCGGTCCCGTAACGTGTACGTCACGTTTGAACAGAACGTCGCTGAACTTACCCGTGGGAACGTGACCGCCCATCGTGAAGACTGGCGGTCCTATTTTGAACGGGACCGGACCCCCATACGGTTTTTGCATATCGACGCGACCCACACGTACGACGAAGTGGCCGACAACATTGCTGCTGCGGTCCCGCTGATGGTGTCGGGCGGGATTATCTGTGGTGACGACGCCCACCACCCACCGGTGTGGGACGCGGCGGTAGATCAGCTCGGTTCGGTGAACCGTGATGCGTCCTTGTGGTGGAAGGAGATTCGGTGACGATCATCGCTTCCGCCGATCTCACGACGTGGGGAACACTTCCTGCGACTGCTGACGCTTCCCAAATTGCGTGGGCGGTCGGCGCCGCGAATGACGAAGTGCGTTCTCATTGTCATCGGGAGTTCGTCCCGAAGGTAGCGACCGGGTCGGTGGCGGCGAGGGTGTTCCGCCCAGAGTCGACAGTCCGAGTCGACGTCGACGATTTCTGGTCGGTTACGAACCTGGTTGTGAAGTCCGACGACGATGATGACGGCACGTATGAGACGACTTGGACTATCGACACCGATTTTGTTCTCGAACCGTTCAACGGTGTTGTTGAAGGTCTCGCAGGGTGGCCGTGGACGACAGTCCGCGCCGTTGGCACTCGGACGTT